GAAGCAGCCGAATGGCAGGAACTAAGCCTGGTTCCAATCGGCGCATTTGGTGATATGGCTAACATCTCACAAGTGGCGGCAAGTATCCACCATGAGCCAGAGGAAATCAGCAATACTGAAACACAGGAACCGATTGAAAAGGAAACAGAAATGTCCGAACCAGTAGCACCAGCAGTTGAAGCAACAATCCCAACCGCACCAATTTTCGCACAAGCCAAAAAAGAATTTGTATTGCCATCAGCAGGCGAATTCATGGCCGCTTATCACATGGGTGGCGACACTTTCCACAACATGAACAAAGCAGTCGCAGAGTACAGCGCCTCACAGCGCACCGCGTTGCAAGCAGCAGCAGGTGACGTGCTTACATCTGACACACCTGGTTTGCTACCTGTTCCCGTACTTGGGCCGCTTGTACAGGATCTAAATTTCCTTCGCCCAGTAGTCGAAGCGGTTGGCGCACGCGCTTATCCAGATGGTGGACGTTCAAAAACTTTTGTTCGCCCAACCATCACGACACACACCAGCGTTGCTACACAATCAACTGAATTGTCAGCAGTATCGGCAACCACAATGGTCATTGCGTCAAATTCGATCAGCAAGACCACACTTGCTGGCCAGGTGTCTTTGAGCGCACAAGACATTTCGTTCACCAACCCCGAAGCAATGGGCTTGATCTTGAATGACTTGATGGGCGAATACATGATCGCATCAGACAACAAAGCAGCAGATGACATGCTCAGCGCTGCAACCTCATCTGGTGTGTGGGACGGAACAGTTGCAGACTTGTTGAAATCTGTGTATGACGCAGCAAACGACATTTCAAGCAACCGTAACTGGATGCCGACACACATGTTTGTTTCCGTTGACGTATGGTCGCAGTTAGGTCAACTTGTTGACACAACCAACCGCCCAATTTTCCCTTTCATTGGTGCAGGCCTCACAGGTCAAAACGCACTTGGCGGCGGAAATGCAACATCATGGAACGGAACGCCACTTGGCTTGCAATTGGTAGTTGACAGCAACTTTGCTGCAAAAACCATGATCATCACCCGCGTAGGTCAAGGCCAAGGCGATGCTTACGAATTCTACGAAAGTATCCAAGGGTTGCTTAGCGTGGACACGCCATCAACTTTGGGCAAAACTTTCTCATTCCACGGCTACGTTTCAACCTTCGCAGCAATTGGTGGAATGATCCGCAAGATTACCCAGGCCTAGTAGAAAGGCGGCCTAACCGCCATGGCTACTTACACAGTCACCAACAAATACCTGGTTGACAACTACGCAGTCCTGCAATTACTCACCCCCAATGAAATTGCAGTTGGCCAGTCCATAACCGTGGCAAGTGTTGATGCAACGTTCAACGGTACTTATTCCGTTTACGCGTTGCCACAATACTTGTTCATGGGTGTGGACACCGAAGGCGATCTGATATTCGACTATCAGATCCCAATTGAAAATCAGGTGCTCTATGCGAAAACCGCTAGTGATGTCATGCGCGTTGCATCATCAGGCACCGTTGCATATAACCCTGTTTGCACATGGATTACGGCAGCAAACATTGAGGATTGGTTAGGCATTGGAACCGCTACCGCAGCGGACACCACATTTTTGACGCAATGCGCCAGCGCTGCAAATGCTTTCTGTTATCGCAGACGGCAAGAGGCAGGCTATGTGGACAGCCTCACAACCAGCCCATCTGGTGACGTGACGCTGGGAACAATTCAATATGGTGGCGCGCTGTACCGTCAACGCGGATCAATTGATGTGTTTGCATCATTCAGCGAAATGGGCACAGCACCAACCACAGGCCTGTCCCCAATCATCAAACAATTGCTAGGTATCTCACGCCCGCAGGTGGCCTGATGCCCGTTGCATACACAGACCTGTTCAATGAGGCGCTGGACGATCTGAAAACCAAATTGGAAACCATCACAGGTTTGCAAGTGGTAACAGATCCCCGAAACCTTGTGCCGCCTTGCGCGTTTATTGGGGCCTGCTCATTCGAAGCATGGAACTACAACATTGTCAAAATCAATTGGCCAGTACAGATCATTTCAATGGGGCCAGCAAACCTTGACGCAATGCGAAACCTGTTGAACCTCACCGCTGGCGTTTTGGCTGGCGTTGGATCTGTTACCGCAGGCCGTCCAACCACCGTTGACATTGGTGGCGTGATGTTGCCATGCTACGAATTGACCGTCATGCAACAGGCACAAACAGCATGAAATATGTGATTGTTTCCCCACGTTTAGGAACACCAGGCGATGAATTTGACGCGGGTGATGACAACGTGGATCATTTGTTGGCTGGCGGGTTTATTAGACAATCCACCGACAAAGCACCAAAACCATCTAAAGTAAGAACCAAACCGAAGGAGTAGAAACCATGCCTACCAGCACCCTATTGAGCAATCCAAAAGTGTCCATTGGCGCGGCCATCGGATCAATTGTTGATTTGACTGACCAGACCACCGCAGCAACTCTTACGCGCACAGTCGAAGCGCTAGAGGACACCGCATTTGGTACTGGATCACGCACCTACACGGGCGGATTGGAAAACAACGAATTGACCGTGACGATGTACATGTCCTATGCAGCAGCAGAAACGTACGCATCATTGTCAGCGCTTGTGGGCACCAAATGCACCGTCAAAGTAAATCCTTCATACGGATCAGGTGACAGCGCAACCAACCCAGGTTTTATTTTGACTGACACCTATTTGGAAAGCCTGCCTGTGATCAACGCATCGCTAGGCGAACTCACAACCGTGGATCTCACGTTCCAGGGCGGTGTGTACAGCGTTGACACCACAGCCTAAATTTCAATAACACAAACTAGACGGAAGGATTGAAATGAAAATCAAACTACGCATCACCCTGAACGAAAACACCCCGCCGCGTGAGGTCACCACAAACCTGCTGGTGATCAGCGAATGGGAAAAATCAGAAAACCGCAAAGTGTCAGACGGCCGTGGTATCGGCGTAAATGACATGGTTTGCTGGGCGTTCCATCTGTACAAGCTGGCGGGCGAAACCATGCCAGCCACATGGTCTGAATGGTTGAAACAAAACCCAGACATGGACATTGAAGCGGTGGACACAACAAACCCAAACCCTACGGACGCGGCACCTACCGCCGCCAACTAGCAGAGGTTTTAGTAGCGGTCGGTTGGTGGCCGCCTAACATCGAATTTGACACCCAGGATTTGCAAACAGTCATTACTGTGTTGAATAAGCAAAACAAGGGAAAACGATGAGCGCCACAGCACAAATTGAGGTTTACGGATTGAAAGAGGCGCTGAAAGAATTGCGCCAGGTTGACCCCGATTTACGCAAGACCATCAACAAAGAAGCAAAGGAACTAGCCAAACCTGCCATTGATGATGCAAAGGCCAGTTACCCGCCGCGCTTGCTGTCTGGTATGGAACGCGCATGGACACAGCGCGGAAACCAAAAATTTCCGTACAGCCAACAAAAAGCCCAGCGCGGTGTTGGTGTCAAAGTTGATACCAGCAAACGCAATTCCAGCACCATCAGCATTATTCAAAAAGACCCTGCCGCTGCCATCATTGATATGGCTGGCAAACAGGGCGGATCAAATGCCCAGGGCGCACGTTTCATTTCAGCGCTCACGTTGCAGTTTGGTTTGCCTTCGCGCGTCATGTGGCCTGCCTATGATCGCAATGCGGGCGCTGTTGAACAAAACATGGTTGAATTGGTTGATCGCGTAATGGACGCTGTCAATAGAAACCTGGTGATGTAATGGCAATCAAAATTCCGATCATTTCCGAATTTGACAGCAAGGGCATTGATAAGGCTGTAAAGGAATTTCAGAGCCTTGAAGGCGCTGGCGCAAAGGCTGGTTACGCCGTCAAAAAGGCCGCCCTGCCTGCTGCTGCCGCTGTTGGCGCGTTGGGGTATGCGTTGGCTGGTGCCACAAAAGCAGCAATGGAAGATCAGGCCGCGCAAGTCGAATTAGCGCGAACACTAAACGTTTCCGCCAGCGCTACTGATGCACAAATCGCTGCAACGGAAAACATGATCAGCAAAATGTCATTGGCTAGCGGTGTTGCTGACGATGATTTGAGGCCTGCCCTAGCCAGCCTTGTGCGCGGTACAAAAGACATTGGCAGAGCACAAGAAGGCCTAGCCCTGGCAATGGATATTTCCACAGCCACAGGCAAAGATTTGGCAACTGTTTCTGACGCGCTATCAAAGGCCTATGCAGGAAATTTCAAAGGCTTGCG